CGCTTATAAATGTCGCAAAATTAACGACAGGATACAATGATCCGTACATTGATTTACTTGCGTTTATGCGGCCTACAAGATCGCCAGTACTTTATATTCAAACGATTGGCCGTGGAGTAAGGCCGGTTTATGCTGATGGGTTTGATCTTTCAACAACGGAAGGCAGATTAAACGCGATAGCCGCCAGCATTAAGCCAGATTGCATGATACTTGATTTTGGTCAAGTTGTGGCAACCCTTGGTGCGATTGATCAAGTGAGTATTAAAAAAGAATATCTTGGTGAAGAAGAGGGTGAAGTTGGAGAGGCCCCATTTAAGGTTTGCCCAGAAGATGAGACAGACAGGAACGGCCAAAAAGGTTGCGGGGAAATCTGCGCGCCGGCACAGCGTTACTGTTTCTCTTGCGGGTATTGCTTTATTAAGCTTGATAAAGAGGCAAGCAATAAGGCCATCGTAAGCACAGACCAACAACCAGAGTGGATTGATGTACATGACATGTACCTTGATGTGCATTACAAGCAGGGAGGTGTGCCATCAATGAAGGTGAGTTACTCCACGCAAGCGGCCTTTATCCGTGAATGGGTATGCTTTGAGCATCACACCTTTGAGGTTGGAAATAATAAAAGATATGCTTGGGATCAAGCCGTTAAGTGGCACAAGAAAAGATTGCCAGATGTTCAGGTTCCTAATGCTGTTGACGATGCTGTGGCCATGCCATACCCAACGCCAAAAAGAATTTTTGTAAAGCCTAAAGGAAAATATTGGGAGATACTAGATTATGAATTTGAAGAAGAAACAGAACATTATCCGCCGGAAATAAATATCATTCACAACAAAGAGCCGGATGATGATGATTACTTTGAGATACCATTTTAACATAAGGAAAAAATCATGAATGGAAACTTGCTATTTTTAGACACAGAAACAACCGGATTTAAAAAATCAGGCCTCATAGTTGAGGGACAAGCGCGCGTTGTTCAGTTAGGAATGATCCTTACAGATCAATTCGGAAAATCAATTATGGAATTTTGCACCATGATCCGCCACGATAAGCAATGGTCGATAGGCGATGGCGCTCAAGCTATCCACGGCAAAACAGATGATGATTGTCAAAAACATGGTATATCTTTTGATCAAGCTTTTTATATTTATCAACATATGGCAGATCGTGCAGATAAAACGATTGCCCACAATGCCGCGTTCGATAAGGGCATGATGGAAGTCGAGGCCGCCTACGTGTCACACCTTTACGCTTCACCCAATGAAACGAGAAGAGATAGCTGGTATTGCACCATGAATGCTAACGCCGGACTTAGCGACGGTAAATCTTTAACCAATTGTTACAAGCACTATACCGGTAAAGAAATAAAAGATGCTCACGATGCTATGGCAGACACGCGCGCTTGTATGGCGGTTTATTTTGCAATGTGCGAAAAGCAAGGTAGGTTGCTATGACCACTTATCCACCTAGGTTTTGCCTATTCGCTGGCGGAAAAGATCATCTTGATGAGGCAAAAAATACGTTAAGCGTTTTGGGTTAACCAGCGAAGATGTTAAAATAACATCAAATGGAAAAGAAATATTAGTTATGACCAAAAGAAGTGAAGCTCAAAGAGGTTGACCAACAAAACGTTTGACGAAATATAGGGATTTTGTTATGATTATCGTTAGTGAATGCACAACCGTTGCAGATAATTTAAGAGCCAGAGCTGCAGAGCTTATGACTTTAGCAAATAAATTGGAAAATAAGGTTAAGCCGGAAAGGCCAAAACCTAAATTAAGGATTGTAAAAAATGGCGATTAAAAAAGAACCGATGAAGCATACCGGCGTTAGGTTTTCACAAAATCAAGAAGACGCTATTAAGGCATATATGAAAGAAGATGAAACCGGAAGGACAAACTTTTCCGATGTTGTCCGGCATTCTGTTAATAGCTTTTTTAATCTTGATCAGGCTCAACCCGAACAATAGCGTCTTTACATGAAGCCCACGCGCTATATCCCTTTGTTATATATTCCGCCCTATCTTTTATCTGTGCGTGGCTTTGCTGGCGCTTCTGGCCAGTTGCGACAGTCATATAGTGCCTGTGAATTAATTGCCCCTTGACCTACGCAACCGCTCAATACTATCAATGGCGTTATCAACAATAGAATTACCATCACTTTCTGGCGCACCCCTAATCTCCTTTAAAATAATTTCCTCGTTGCTTGTTTGATCAGGGAAAGCCCGTGGTGTGCGTGTTGCAGCAACGCGGCGGGGATTATAACCACTCACCAGTGTGGCGGCCGCGAATCGGCGTTTCAATGTTATCGTTGGGTTAAAAAAGAACAAGGTGAATGGCTTTAGCTGTTATAGTTGCGCTTCTTTGCAATTTCCATGCTTTTTTCAATGGGGTCTTTTGGCGTTTTAACGGTGTCTGTGGGCGTTTGATACTTTCGCAACACCTTTTCACGTATTTTGTATTTACCGAAGTCCTTCTGTAACCTACCGCCAAAGAAGAACACCACAATCGTTCCTAATATCCACCATGCTTCTTGTGGCATTAATTCAAGATTAACGGCACCGGCAACAAAAACTTCAGGATTTACCCAACACAGAACAAATAAATATATCGTTCCAAAGGCAAACACCGGCCGTGGCAAACGATTCAGGCCGTCGATAAGACTGTCAAACCAATTGCGACCGTGGCCGAATTCAGCGGTAAATTGTGAACTTGAAGCCGCTTTCCCTTCAGCGTCTTGACGGTCACGTTGTTCTTTGTCACCAAAAACGGTTTTGACTAATTTATCAACGCCCGGAATTAAAGACAGAATATTCATTTAATATTTCCCCCAAAAGCAAACTTGTTTTTTACCAATATCAACCCGACGATCAATATGAATGAAAGACCGATAAACGCCGACTGACCAACCCAAATTCAAAGCCACGGCAACCATGACGGCGCGGGTTTTATCGTCCGGGACGGCTAAATCAATGGCCAATGTTCCTTCACGGCCGTCGTCAACGCCTTCATACAAGTGGTAACTTGATTTTGCGCCGCCAATTTCTGAATTGTACAATTGTGAACGACAACAAGAAGTAGGGTTCAAAGGAATACCCAACGTTTCCCGATATATCAACAATTCACGTTCGAAATTAGGGTCAAGTTTGACGACACCATTGTCTTTTGATGCAAGTTCCCAATCTTCGAAATATTTCATGTTTTGTCGACTTTCATATCCACTTTACCATTCAACGCACTCATGGTGGCGTCGGTTTTCTTGTCCATATGTTCAAGTTTATCAATCACCCGGTCGAACCCACGGTCGACGTCGACCTTTGTTGCAAACGTTTCGGCCGCATGTAGTTTGTGCGCTGACAACGTGTTTGACAGGTTGCCGTGATTGTCACGATGTTCTTTTAAAGTATTAAAAATCATTTTCAAAACCCATCCTATGATTGCGAAAATACCGGCAACAATTATGCTACCGATCCACATTAAAAAATCTTCCATTCCACAACCCCCTTTTTCTTTTTTTAAAAGCTTTTCCGAAATGCCAACATGACGCCAACCTGACGCCAAAGTAACCGACGGCCGGTTTAAATTTAGAAAGCCCGTGATCATTCGATCTTAGATCGTTGTGGAACATTTGGTCGGCAAACTTTCTACTCACCTTCTTAACTTCAACCCATTTCTCGCCTTCAAAAACCATTAGAGATAATGAAGGGGGATAAATTTTTCCTTTTTCAAGATAACTGTAAAGAAAATCGTGTGGAATCCATGCTTCGTCGGGCATGTCGCGACCACCCATTTTCAGAATGGATTTTAAAAACCTTGGAACGCTTGCGCCGTCAAGTTTGTCGAACATAAAAGGAATGGTTAGGCGGTATGATTTACCGTGAATTCTGAAATCATACCGCCATGGTCCGGTTTTGTTTGCTTTACCGTCCCAAGCACCCGTCAACACCCAACGGTCGCCGCTTTCCTTGCCCATGATTTGAACAAGAATTGGTTGCATTAAGTCACCGGCTTTTTATCGTGTATGATTTTCTTCGCGTCGTATTTAGCTTGTGATATTTTCATAATAACCTCTATTCTGGCTTCGCAGCACGGATAACTTTCCGCTCTGCATGTGCGTCTTTGAACGCTTGTGGTTTCACTGTCAAAGAGCCAGGATTTGCATCGTAAAAGTCTTCCATAAACCTAGCTATATTTTTCGGTGTTGCATATGCCATGTCTGAGGTTTTAATTTTATCGTCCCAAATAGACTGTGCCTCGCTAGCCGCCTTCCCAGCACTATCAAATACAACTGTTTTTTTGGCTGGGTCAACGGTGAGAAACTCCACGGGACAACCCGGGTCTAAAACAGTAAAAGCATTAGGCGCGGCATGTGGGGCCCTTTGGTTCCGCAACTCTAGGACGCACTTATCAGCAGATTGCCGGTCGGGCTTTCTTTCGTAGCCTGTAACTTTATTATCCTCATTGTAACTTACTATAATTAAATAACCCATTTTAGCTTACCAATCCTTGTAAAATTAGGTTTCCACTTATATTTCCTGCAGAGAAGTAAACTTGCAGTCTGTCATGCGCCGCTGCTTCTAACCTCTTACCTGACCCGTCGTTGTAAATGCTAGACCCAGTATTCCCAGCGTACACAACCTGCCAGATTAGCTGGGTGTGTCTTGCCGCGTTTGCTGGGTTCATTAAAAGCAGAGTGCCGTCAAGGCCAGCTATGGCTCCGTTGCCGACGCTCTCGGATATTCCTATTGCGGAAGCTGAGCCCCCCCCCAAGGAGTGATCGTCAGAGGCATCATAAAAAGAGCTACCCCCGTAACTCTAATCACCGCCCCCCCTCTCCAATGCCCCACCATTCCCCAGCCTCACAAAGGCTGTCGCGTTATTTGTGCTTGGCTTAATGTCGGTCATAATTACACGGTACCTTTTATACGTGCTGTCTATCCCAGTTGTAAAGTTAGCACTCGCGGCGCCAGATGGTGTTAGAGTTTCAATATCAACCCAATTCCCACCGCCGCCACTAACCATACTGCCCCCGCTGGCTAAAGCATATCCGGTGACGCGGAAATCACCCGACGCATATTCAGTCAATTCAATTTCATCACCGGCCGCGGTAGTATAATTTGCAGCACCGGGAAGAATTAAATTAGTCGCATGGTGTGTGAGTAGTACCGCACCGTCGAAATGCAATTTAATCACAGTCCCAACATTGCCGGTTGTCGCAATGCTTGTAATCGTTGTGGTTCCTGTAACATCGAAATAGTTACCATCACCCAATATAGCAAGGGCCGTCGCACTGGCTACGTCCGCGCCTTTTTGCCAAAGATATTGCATCTTTGTACCGGTAAAACGATAAAGACTAATCCAAGCGTTGTTCGCTGAATTTCGTTGTTTGACTATATTGGCGGTAGTATCCCACCATATTTGACCGGCGTATTTGGTTGAAGGTTCAGCAGTTCCACTTGATAATGAGGCTAAAGCCTGTAGCGCTGAGTTTATATCAGCTCGGACTGAGGCACCATCCGAATTTGCTATTACCATATCATTTTGTGACATTTTTCATTTCCTTCTGGTTAATATTACCTTGTACTTAATAAGTTGTAAACTTGTTTTACTGGTCGGCAGAAACAGATAACTCTTCAATATAAATATTATAGGCTGGGTCTTCTGAGGTGGCTCGTAGTTGAAAATCAAAGCCTCTAGCCTCGTATTCTCCAACGTCTAAGCGGTTCCATTCCCCCCAGGTTGGGGAGGCCAATGGGTCGTCATCTGTTTCCCGTACCCACACCGTTGCGTCAGCCGAACCGGCATTTGTACCGTCGAAATCTTCCCAAGTGTCAATGTTATCGGTACGTTCGTCGAAATTATCCAACACATTGATTACACGGGCTTTAATTGTTGCTTCTAATCGTATTTTGTCAATACTACCTAAATCAATTCCGGCTGAAAAATCATAGATACCGGACATCGCTATACCGCCAAAAAGATCAATGTTCAACTCCAGATCAAAATCAACTATGTCGTCCCAAAGACCGACCCCGCTTAATTTTATGACGTCCGGTGTTTCAGCGGTATCAAGAACCATATTCGTAAATGACCCACCGAATATTGGATTTTCAACCAAACTATCGACATTTGCGAAAGTCAGGACGGTGGCGGCCTTGGTCGTAATTGTTGAAACTTCGCCCGGAATACCCGAGCTATCGAAAAAGCGAACCAAATATGTTCCTGATTTCAATGGGAGAACTGTTTCAGTTGCCCGGCCAGGCAATGCGTCACCAATGCTTGTCGATGTTGACCATGTCGCACCGGTCAACGCTGGTGAGTGTCTGAATACTATTTTACCACCTTCAAGAACGTCAATGTCAGTGGCTTGTGACAACCGAAGAATTGCGAGACTTGAAATCGCTTGAATTGTAAGCCCTGACGGTGCTGATGGTGGGGCAAGTAGACCAACCACTTCGACAGGGCTGTTGACAACCCACGCTGATTTAATACCTATTTGATTTATAACTCTGACTTCAAAATCATAAGTTCCCGGGCCAATGTCGAAAATAATATCTGTGTTATTGGTTGTTTCGGGTAAAATAGTATAGACCGAATCGGTTGTCAGTTTGTAGCGAAATTGATATTTTGTAATGAAAGGGTCGGTACTTGCTTCAGCGGTCAAGGTCGCTTTTACTTTTATACCCGCACCGCCCCTTGTCAAAACAAGTTCTTCAGACAATTCAGGCGCACCCGGAAGACCGATCTCAAACGGATTAGGTAAGTTTGTATCAGGTGCCGGGTCGACAAGTGTTTCTTCACCGTTGGCCCAATCATAGACCGTTGACGCGGTTTCTTGCAGTGACATTTTAACGAAGAATATTGGTGAATTGTTAACTTCGGTTTGTTCGAGACTCCACTTCACAACTTCAAACGGTTTTGAAGACCAACCCATTCGGCTGTTCGTTATGTTGACCACGTCGCCCGGTTGAACCTGACAAGCATGTAACGAAAAAGATGCTTCAAAAAATATTTCTTGGCGGTGCTTTTCTAATTTTATTTTAACAAGCCGCATGGCTGTGTGTGGGCGTTGCGTCATTGGCAAATCATAATCAATCGGCAAAGTCCGCCCGTCCGCGGTGACATATGCCGAGTTTGTAACCGACGGATAATCGGCGGGCTGACCGTCATTGATCGGTGCCACATACAAACCTTTGATTAAATTAAACCTATCTTTACGGCTAACTTTAGGACGAATGACCATTTTACTGATCACATGATCTTCGGTGAAAGTGAACACCGGTGTTCGGTATGCCCCCGCTAAAAGCTTCCATTCACCGCCGATATAAACCGCACTTCCCGACATGGCTGTCAAGAGGTCGTCAATATTTGATTTGGGTTCAAGGCTGGTTTCAATAACCCCGCCGCCGAAATATCTTGGTTCCGCATTCTTTGTGATTGTGCCGGTTCCCGACCCTGTAATGTTGATAACAGTCCCCGACAAAGCGTTCGCCAATGTCGTGGCCAATTGAATTCGAAGTGTGGTTTTTCTTTGGTATGGCACCACATAATAATTTGTGGCCGCCGACAACCCTGTTGGCAACGACGCGCCTGTCAGTTGTACCCGGTCACCGGTTTGGTATTGCAACCTGTTATTGACGCCGGTCAACGTTATGGTGTTAACGGAAGTGTTCGCGGCCGTTATGGTGTCAACCACGTCGGCCGTCGTGACAAATTCTTCACATATGTTTGCGGAAGCGTTTAATTCGGTTGAGTCGACTGTAGTCGTTGCCGCGCCAATTCCGGGGATTAAACCGTCCAAAGGAAGTGTCAAATAATCGTTACAAAGCAAAGCGGCGTTTGGTGACCATTTTTCAACACTGTCGCGTGTGTCTGTCACCAGGCGGCCGCGAACCCAAGCCGTGATTGTTGGTATTTGGGACGGGAAAACGTCGCTGTCGTATTCCAACCGTACATATAGGTAAGCCACGCCTTGTCCTTTGAAAGAGGAAGTTGCACTTGTTTGAGACACAATGTCACTGTCAGCTGTTTGTGTGCTTGTGCCCAAATATTTCTTGATTCTCACCTTCCCGTTGTATGGGCCGGTGGTGACGTTTCCGTTTCCGTCTAACGCGTCAGGGGGAATAGATTCGTCGTCGAACCATACTTCACCGATACTTGCAACCTCATGATCGACCAGGGTCAGAACCATATGAAGAAATTTATTTTCGCTTGTTGTTTCAACAAATGTTAATGCGCCGCCAATCCTTGCTTCACCATAAAGCATCCGACGGGCCGTGACAGCTTGTCGAATGTTCTGTGTCAACCCTTCGGCCCGGGCGGCAAAACTACCGCTTAAATTTGAAAATGACGACGTTGCCCCTGACGATTTCGGTTTTGGTGCCAAGGCTGTCGCAAGAGCACCCAACGCAAGCGACGTGGCGGCCGCCACAAAAGAGAAACCTAGAGTCAGGCCTGCGGCCACGGTGAACGTTGTACCCGCACCAACACCAGCTAAAACAGCACCTACAACAAGAGATATTCCCATCCTATATTTCCCAAACTTCCAACCATTCGTCTTTTGGTCTCAATACTAATTCATTTTCGCCGGTCGTGACAGCAAAACGACCTGACATGTCAACAATTCCTAAAGAAAAACCTTCACCACATTCAAGCAACACAACGTCACCGCGCTTTGCAAAGTTTATGTTTTCATATGGTGCGCCACCACGCGCCAACGCTATTTCACGTAAGTCTTCAAAACCTTTTTCGCGTAACATTTTAAATGCCGCTTTTTTAGTTTTGTATTTGTCACGAAAATCTTCAGCCACGTCACACCCTGTCATTTCATAAATACAGTTGGCGACAAAAATCGCGCAATCGTGCTGACCGCGCTTGAAAGGTCGGTTCCGAACCTTTTCAATGTATTCTATGAATTTTTTGTCCCAATCTTCGTTGCGACATATATTATTTTTCAACATCCTTGCCCCACGTTATTTCTTTAGATTGAAGCGCGGCAACATGATCGAAAAAAGTGTCACCCGGGTATGTTAATCTTTGATCTTCAGGTGTGCGACGACGTTCATTGATTCGTTTCAGTGAAATCAAATCGTTTTCAGCCGACAAAGCGATTGTTGCAAAATCGGCACCTTCTTCGATTTCCATTATGTCGGCTTTACCGGAAAAGAATTGAAAAGGGTTTAATATGATAGCACCGGCCGCGTCAACCAACGCCAAATCAACGTTGACTTGTCTGTCTTGATAATCTTCAGCCAAAGCAATTGCAATCAAACTGGACGGCATGCCGGTCAGTTCTAATTTCATTCCCCGGGCTTCGGTCTTTTGTGTTTCAACAATTGGTTCAATCTTCAAAAGTTCACCGGCCCCTGTGTATTCATTGCCATCAAAATCAAGCGGGCCTATGCCATTCCAAAAACGAATGGTTTCACTGTCGAAAAAACCGGTCACCAAAAGAAGCGGCCGGACTGTTCCGGCTGTTATTGCGTTTTTGTAAGCTGTGGTAATATCGCGTGACAATTTATCGTACTTCCCTTGCTGCGAATGAAATCGTGTGTTGGTTAGGTGAAGAAATAGTCACCGGGTTGCTGTTAGAAGTCAGTTTGAAAAGCCCTTTGGCACTTGCCACAACAATCAGGGCGTTGTCGGCCGGTGCTGTCTTGATTTTAGGCACAATGTCAAATGTAGCGTCGCCCGCGCCGTCGCTGTTGACGTCGTCAAGAACTTTGTGAAGACGCGTGTTGGCACCGGTACCCAATTGTATAAAATCACCAGCTTTTAAAATACCTGTTTGTGATGTTGTCCAACCGTCCGTTATTAGCGTATTTCCTGTTTGGCTTGCACCTTTCACAAGCGGTGTGCCTGTTGCAATACCCCGGGCCGTTTCACTTCCTGGAATCGGCATGACGAATGTTCCCAAACGACCATGAAGCTTCAACAGAAAAGCGTTGTATTCTTCAGCTTGTGCCCTGTTTAACAGTTTCAACGTTGCTTGAATTGTCCAAGCTTCACCGTCATGTTCTTGCACTTGTTGTGCAAACGTGAAAGGGCTTTCAGTTACACCGACCGACCTGACAAGATCAATGATAAAATCAGAAACCCCGAATGTTGTCGGAAAGGTTAGCGGGTAAGTTATAGCCATTTAATCATATCCCCTTGCGTTTGCGTCCTGAACGGCCGCCACAGTGCTTTTTTGAATTTCAGGCAACAATGTAAGCATTTCAGAACGGATAGTCTCCTGGACGCCTGTGCTGACGTTTATCGTCTGGTTTATAGTGACGCCGCCACCGCCGCCTTTTTGGTCAGGGCTGATAGACAACACTTCACCACGGCCCGTCTTTGCTATAGGGACGCCGTTTAAACTCAATTGGTTTTGATCAACGCCACTATTGCCGCCGAGCACCATTGAACCGCCTGACGCGAAGCCCGGGCCAAACAATGCAGGGTTTGACGCGCCACGTGCGGCCGCCGCGGCGATACCAGCGGAAGGGTTAACCCCGCCGCCGAAAATACCACCCAACCCGCTGACAACAGAACCAAATAAACTATTGATCGGTTTTTGAATAAACTGACGGGAAGCGGCTTTCTCTAAATCATTCAATAAGCCGCGCAAAACATCTTGTGCGCTTCTAGCCCCGGTTGCGAAGTCGGCAAAGGCTTCGGCCGCGCTTTGCGCAAACTTGTCGGTTTCTTTTGTGATTCCGGCCATGGCGTCTTCTAACCTGGGCAATGTGTCTGACGCCGTTTCAAGTTCTTCATTCGCAATTTCCAAAGCGCGGTCAATGGCAAGAATTTCGTCAGCACTATTTGCAAAGGTTCGTAAAGTGCCAAGTTCCTTGATTCTTTTGACCAATGTTTCTTGTTCAGTTGAAGTGTCTTTGATTAACTTCTTCAATTCCTTTTGCGCGTCAATAACGGCTTCGCTGACGTCACTTTTCGCGGTACGTTTTCCGCCTACTTCAGAAACAACGCCTTGTGTTCCTTTGTCTTTTTTTCTAGCCAAATCCAAAATCATTTCGTCGGCCGCACCAATCAATTGTTCAGGTGTCAAGCCGGTCAGGTTTTTACCGTCACCACCAAACAATTTGTTCAGCCCGGCGGCCGCTTTGTCGGTCAGGATAATCAATTCAGCAATAGGGCGTAGAACAGCGGCCGTCAATTCGTCACGGAAAACAAAAGCGGCGGTACCAGCCGCGGCCAAAGCAACAACCAACGCGCCCGGGCCTAATAAGAACGCCGCGTTCAATAAAGCCGTGGCACCAGCAAGGGAACGGACGGTCGCCGCTAATTGAACAAACGCAACTATGTTGCCCGCAATAGCAGCCAAGACGGTTGTGCCTGTGGCGGCCAAAGCAAGGCCGCGGTATGTGACCCAAGCGGCACCGGCAACAATCAAAGCCTTGGTTAATAAATCAATGTTTTCACTCAATGTGATTATAGCACCCGACACCTTGGCACTTGCGCCGGTCGCCTTGTCTAATTCGCCGACAAATTCAATCACCCGGTTTTTCAAAACGGTGAATGACTGACTGATTGTTGGAACGGTTTTGGCAAATTTGTCGTTTAATTCTTCACGGGCGCCGGCAAATGCTGTGATTACTTGATCGGCTGTGATTTTACCTTGTTCACCCATTTTGCGAAGTTCACCACGCGTCACACCAAGACCTTTCGCAATGACGTCGGCCCCGGCGGGCAATTGTTCAAGAACAGAACGAAGTTCGTCACCGCGCAACGTCCCTGACGCCAAACCCTGTGACAACTGAATCATACCGGCGTTTGCTTCGGTCGCTGACGCACCTGACAAAACAACCGCTTGGTTCAAGCTTTGTGTAAATTCAAGGGTGTCACGTTGTGAAAGGCCAAGTTCCTTCGTTGCCAACGCTGTTCTTGCGTAGACTTCAGCGGTGTCGGCAAAGCTCAAACGTGTTTCGTTTGAAATGCGGAAAAGTTCGCCGGTCACACCGACCAATTCGGACGCGTTGTTTGTGACCAATTTCAATCGGTTTTGAATGTTTGTATAAATGTCAACCGTTTGTTGCAGTTGACGAAGACCAAAGGCAACACCAATGCTTTTCATGGTGTTGGCTAAAAGTTTACCGGATCTATCTGTTTTTTTAAATTGGTTTTCTAATTCTTTTTGACCTTTTTTGGCCCGGGAACCTGACCGACCAATGTCGTCAAGGGTTCTCTTGACGCGTTTTCCGCCAGCGGTTTCGCCCCTGATACCAACAACAATTTCGGCGTCTGTCATGTCTTATGCCCTTTTCGTTTCCGTTATGTCATTGTCCGCTTGCTCCAATTTGCGTATGTACCTAATACATGTGCTTATGTCGTTTATATCACAAAGCCCGTGTAACTGACACCATTTTAT